GAAGAAATTATTATGGCAATGAAGAAAAAGATGCCAGAATTTGAAGAAAAGTATGGCGACCGAGCAAAGGAAGTTATGTACGCCACCGCAACTAAGATGGCAATGAAGAGCTAATTATAAATAGACTACAAATATTTAACAGGAGATATAAAACATGTCACTTTGGGGAAATAAAGACAGCAAAACGATAGCAGGTAGTGTTACTATTACTGCTGCAAACTCTACTGTTGTCGGAGCAGGGACAACACTCACTAACTTCGCAGTTGGCGACACACTAAATGCTGGAGGTAGCGATTTTCTTATTACTGCTATCGCAAACGCAACTGTCGCAACTGTAGTAGCAGGTGCTACTGGTGGAACACTAGCAAGTGCTCAATCTAACAATGCATATGTTGTATCAGAGAAACCAAAATACATGGCTTCTGGTCAGGCTGGTGGTGATCTGGGAAATGTATACGGTGTAGACGTTGGCGAGATGGAAGGTTCACCAATCTCATCAACTATCACTATTACAACAGCAGGTGCTAATTACACTTCAGCACCAACTATTACAATTTCAGCACCTGAGCATCCTAATGGTGTTCAAGCAACTGCCACATGTACGATTAGTTCTAACGCAATTAATGCTGTTACTGTAACTAACGACGGACAAGGTTATCAGTCAATCCCAACAGTATCGCTAGCTAGTGGTAACACTACTATCGCAGGTGTTGGAGTTCTGACTGCTGCATTGGTATCAACTGAGCAATTAGCAGTTGCTCATGCTGGTTGGGTAGTTCGAACTGCAGGTAGTGGTGGTCGTGCTGGACGTGTTCAGTATGAGACACTCGTAGCAAGTTCCTCTGTTACTGGTGATGGTGCTGACGACGCTAAGTTGCCTGAATAAATTGGAGAATAAATAATGGCAGATAAAAAGGTCACGGAATTAACGGCATCGACAAGTGCGACTGCCGATGACCTTTTGATGATTGTCGATAATCCAAACGGTACACCTGCAAGTAAAAAGATCACGCTGAATCACTTCTTCGGAGGTGTTTCAGCGAATACCGTTATTAGTGGCACTCTTAGAACGAGCGCAAACAACACTATCAACGGTAATAAGATGACTGTTACTGCAAACACTACCTTTAATGGAAACTTGAGGTTGTCATCAGATACTCCATCATCCAACAACGCAGGATCTGAAGGATATGGAGTTGGGTCAATATGGTTTGATGCGAACTACATTTATGTTGCAACTGCATCAGGAGTAATTAAAAGGGTTGCATTGAGCGTATTCTAAAAGTATAACATATGTTTGAAAATTTGACGGAAGATAACTTCCAATTGTTTGCCATGAAATATTACATGAATCCACATTGTACGGATTTATTAGAGTTTCGTGAAGATCTTCGAAGAATATGCTACATCAAAAGATTATTTAAGAAGTATTTGAAAACTGGTGAATTGAAAGAAAGATTAATATTGAATCACATGATGGTTCTATATAATATGTTCGAATCAAGAGCAATGACTCGTATGTTGTTCTTCAGTTTGAAAGAATATCATCATTACTTGAAACCATTCTTAATGTTTTTGAGTTATTGGCCAGTTGATATTGGTAAAATAGATGGCGAAATGATTCATGATGATGTAATATCTTTAGATATACATATTATAAACGTACTCAGGAAAATTTAATGGCAAGCAAAGTTGTAGATCTAGTCCTAGTATATCAGTTTTTAAAGAGACTGACTACACCATTTGATAAGACTGAAGCATTCAAACTCGGACTTATTGATAAGGATGGGACTTCGCTGAAGAAGGCAGAAACTTCTGAAGAAAAATCAGCGATGGGATACTTCGATCGTTTGACATTTAATCTCAAGCGTTTGCTTGGAAAACTTCCTGGTGGTAAATCAAGATTAGCATCATATGCTGCTGCTTTGTTACTCCTCAGAGAACATGTCAACCCCAAAGGACATTATACTGAAGAAGAACTCGCATACGATCTTATGGAGAATCTAGACATGTTAGATAAGACTGTAACGAAAAAACTCAACGAGTTTATTGCCGAAGATGCACCTGCTAATGCTACAGGCGCAGCAGTTGCTGGCACTGGTGATGATCCTTCTGATTGGAAGAAGATGGACGCCAGAAAGAAAGAAACAAAAATGTTTCTTCGAAGATATATGGAAGGCAAAATGAAGAGAGAAGCGTTAAAGAAACGTAAAGACTTCATGAAGAATCTAGGATTGTAAAATGTCTATGCCTTCCCCATCTCAAAATGAAATAGACTTTTTCCAACTAATGGAGGATCGACGTGTGGAAACAGAACAACACATCGAAAAACTTCACATAAGGATAAATGATATGAAGGATGAATTACACGACGAGATTGAGAAGTCGCATAATGCTATCATGTCAGAAATAAAAGAGCTCCGAGAAGATCAACGTGTTCACAATAATAAAGAAGTGGTTCAGTTAGAGCGTTTAGACGAGCGTCTCAAGCACGTCGAACGTTGGAAGTGGATCGTGATGGGTGGTGGTATAGTGGTTGGTTGGTTGTTATTAGGTGGACTAGACGCTATAAAGGATTTTTTTAACTGAAAGAATAAGTGTTATTATGGGAAATATCGTAATGGCAATTTTAGTCACAGTGTTAACCACAGACGGAATACAGTCAACAGGTTATCATCAGCATGGTCCACAATTTACCAATCTAGGTGCATGTCAACGTATAATCAGCGATAGAGATCTTCTTCCTGAAATATACGAAGATGTGCGCAGACACATAGGTTCACGATTAGTTGAAACTAGAAACATCGGATGCTTCACCAAAGAAGCACTGAAAGAATCCAATGACTTGCTTAACTTTGATTCAACACCCTTTCTTGCAATCTAAATAAAAAAAACTTGCCTTCATAGGGGTTTCGACGTATAATAACTCCTATGGATTATATTGATACAAAATACATAAATCTCGCATCTGCTTCTCTTGAGCAATTCAAGGCGAAGAACAGTGGCGTATACAACTTTCGTTGCCCTTTCTGTGGTGACTCGCAATCAAATAAGACCAAGACACGTGGATACATTTTCCAAAAGGAAAACAAACCCATATTCAAGTGTCACAACTGTGGGCATGGCACTACACTCAATGGTTTACTCAAGCACGTCAATCCTCAACTACAGAAGGAATATGCTCTAGAGCGGTTCTCTGACGGTGATAGGCGTCCTCTAAACGTCGGTAAGAGTAAACCCGAACTAAGGTTCCAGAAGAAACCACAGTATCTTAAAACGCCTCTGGGCAAGTTAAAAAAGATATCTCAACTGGTTCCTAATCATCCTGCGAAGCAGTATATCAACAGTCGAAAAATACCTGCAAACTTTCATTATAAATTATTCTATGCACCGAAGTTTAATGCATTTGCTCATCAGTTTGCGCCTGACAAGTTTGACATAGTTGAGAAGGACGAACCACGTCTGATAATTCCATTTCTTGATAAGAGTAATCAATTGATGGGATTTCAAGGCAGAGCATTTGGTAAATCTTCTCTGCGATATATAACAGTGAAGTTGCAAGATAACACTCCTAAGATATTTGGACTAGATAGTATTGATGCTACAAAGACTGTGTACATAGTTGAAGGTCCAATCGACAGTATGTTCCTAGATAATGCTGTTGCGATGGGTGGTGCTGACTTATCGGTAGAAAGTATATCGATGATTGGTGCGTCAGATATTGTATTTGTGTTTGATAATGAACCGCGAAACAAAGATATATTGAGTAGAATTGAGAAAGTTATCGACATGGGTTACAGTGTCAGTTTGATACCAAATTATGTCAAAGAAAAAGATATAAATGATATGGTGCTTGCTGGCAGAGACCCTTTAGAGATTCAAAGTATTATAAGTACAAGTACCTTCAAAGGTCTATCAGCGAAGGCAAAATTGAGTGAGTGGAGAAGATCATGACCGATATATTCGAACTAACAAAGGGAACTGAATGCGAACCAAAACCAATGTTAACAGAAGAAGAGTTCAATGGTTCGGGATGCATAATCCCCGACGTGTTTCTGGAGTACAAGGGAGTGAAGTTCGGAATAGGTATGGACAACAAACTGTGGATAAGAGAAAACGATAGTTGGAGGAAAGCATGATGAATGTCAGTGAATTTACAAATGGTGATGGAACAAGAGTAGCAAAAATTTGGTATGATCTAGGAATACCATTTGTTTATTGTTATGAAAATGATAGTCTTGTTAGAGCAATAAACTGTGTTGGTCATAGTATACAGTATGCTGAAGATGCAGCAGAAAATTGGGTATGGAAAGTAGGAGTGTTTGTATGATGAATGTTAAATTAGTGTCTTGGTCTATGCCAAGTGAAGAAATGATAAACGACGGTATAGAAAATGTACAAGATCTAATTGCATATTGCGCTAGAGTATCAAACCCATCGAATCAAAACAATAAAGCAACATCTGAGAAGCTTATAAATTACTTGGTGAAGCATAAACATTGGTCGCCACTTGAGATGACCAGTGCTTGTCTAGAAATAGAAACGACGCGAGATATTGCCCGACAAATACTGAGGCACAGATCCTTTTCGTTTCAGGAGTTTAGTCAAAGATATGCTGATCCCACGCAAGATTTAGAATTCGTAACACGTGAAGCAAGATTACAAGATCTTAAGAATAGACAAAATTCAGTTGTTTCTGATGATGAGTTATTACATGCTCAGTGGGAACAACATCAAAACAAAGTCATCGATGCAGCGAAAAATGCATACTCTTGGGCAGTAACTAGAGGAATCGCAAAAGAACAAGCAAGAGCAGTACTACCAGAAGGATTAACGATGTCACGAATGTACATGAATGGTACATTGCGTTCGTGGATACATTATATAGAACTCAGAAGTGCAAACGGAACACAACAGGAACATATGGATGTGGCAAGGGCGTGTGCCTCAGTGATTGCCGACATATTTCCACTGTCTGAATCGTTTGTAGAAAAGAATTAAGGGGATAATATGGCAAGACAACATTTGGGCATCAATATTGATGCTCGTAAGGATCGTTTGCTCTCAGAACAAGCATTCAAACTATTAAAAGATTATTACTGTATAAAAGATGAGAAGTCGCCACAAGAAGCATTCGCTCGTGCAGCAGTAGCATATAGTTATGGCGACATGGAATTAGCGCAACGCATTTATGATGGTGCGTCTAAGGGTTGGTTCATGTTTAGTTCGCCTATCCTATCAAATGCTCCGATGCCAAATCAAAAGGCAAAGGCATTACCGATCTCGTGTTTCTTATCATACGTCCCTGATACATTAGAAGGTTTGATTGATCACACATCAGAGTTGCGATGGTTATCCGTAAAGGGTGGCGGTGTAGGTGGTCATTGGTCAGACGTGCGTAGTATCAGTGACATCGCTCCAGGTCCACTTCCGTTTCTACATACAGTGGATGCAGACATGACTGCGTATCGTCAAGGAACTACACGCAAAGGTTCATACGCTGCATACATGGATGCCGATCATCCAGATATCGTTGAGTTTATTCAGATGCGTGTTCCTACTGGTGATGTGAATCGTAAGAATCTAAATCTACATCACGCAGTAAATCTATCAGATGAGTTTATGGAAGCAGTGCGTGATAATGAAATATGGCATCTGAAAGATCCTAATAGTAAAGAAGTTCGTGATACTATGCCTGCTCGTAAGTTGTGGGAGATGCTACTCGAAACTCGATATCGCACAGGTGAACCATATCTAAACTTTATTGACACAGCGAACAGAGCATTACCTGAAGCACAGAAGCAGTTGGGACTAAAGATTCATGGTAGCAATCTATGTAATGAGATTCACTTAGCAACAAGCGATGATAGAACTGCGGTATGTTGTTTGTCCTCGCTAAATTTAGAGCGATATGATGAGTGGAAAGATGCAGGTATTGTTGGTGACTTGATACGATTCTTAGATAACGTGTTGCAATACTTTATTGACAATGCACCTGATACTATTAGTCGCGCAAAATATTCGGCAGAACGAGAGCGTTCTCTCGGACTTGGAGCAATGGGATATCACTCATACTTACAGAAGCATCGTATTGCGTTTGAGTCAGAGGAAGCATTAGATCTGAACAAAGAAATGTTCAAGTCTATTCAAGAGATGGCAATACAGGAGTCAGAGATACTTGCTAAAGAACGTGGCGAGGCACCTGACATGAAAGGTTGGGGAGTTCGTAATGCTCACTTACTAGCAATTGCTCCTAATGCTAACTCTAGTTTGATTGGTGGAACGTCACCTAGTATTGAACCGTGGAAGGCAAATGCGTTTACAAGTCGCACACGTGCAGGATCGCACTTGACTAAAAATGCATATTTGATAGAGGTACTTGAGGAACTAAATCATAATGATGAAAAAACATGGTCATCTATTATTACGAATGGTGGATCAGTACAACATTTTGATTGGATGCCTGATAACTTGAAAGAAGTATTCAAGACTGCTATTGAAATTGATCAAAACTGGGTAGTTAAACAGGGTGGAGATCGACAGAAATATTTGTGTCAAGGACAATCACTGAACATATATTTCCCTGCAGGTGCAACTAAGCAATACTTACATAAGGTGCACTTCAATGCTTGGGTGTATGGTGGGAAGGGATTATACTACTTGCGCACAGAATCATCTAACAGAGCAGAAAATGTAGCACAAAAAATAGAGAGGGTTAAGTTGACGGAGTTTGCGCCACAACAAGAGGATGATGGTTGTGTCGCATGCGAAGCGTGATATGGAAAATAACACAGATAAAACAAGAGGAAAAAAGATGACACCGCCAGCATTATTAGCACAACCAGAGATAGAAATATACACTAAAGATGATTGTCCTTATTGCATACAAGCAAAGGATTGGTTTACCGATCATGGATTTAGTTATACAGAAAACAAATTATATGACGAAGAACAGAGATTAGCATTTTTTCAAAAGTTTCCGTCAGCAAGAACGGTTCCACAAATATTGATAGATGGTAAGAATATTGGTGGGTATGATGAGCTGATGAAAATTAGAGATACATTAGTGAAGAAGCAGTCTGGTGGTTTGATTGAATTTTCTAAGACATACAAACCATTCTACTATCCATGGGCAGTGGAGGTTACAACACGCCACGAGAAAGCGCATTGGATTGAAGATGAAGCAGATTTGTCAGAAGATGTTGCTGATTGGAAGGGTGGTAAAATCTCTTCAGTAGAAAAGGATTACATTACAAACATCCTTCGATTGTTTACGCAGTCGGATGTAGCAGTTGGTCAAAACTATTATGACCAGTTTATTCCTAAATTTAAGAACAATGAAATACGAAATATGCTTGGATCATTTGCTGCACGTGAAGGCATCCATCAAAGAGCATACGCACTATTGAACGAGACACTTGGATTACCTGATAGTGAGTACCATGCATTCTTAGAGTACAAGGAAATGGTAGACAAGGTAGAGTTTATGATGGAAGCAGATCCTTCTACTCAACGAGGACTAGGACTATCAATTGCCAAGTCAGTATTCAATGAAGGTGTTGCTTTGTTTGCGTCGTTCGTTATGTTACTGAACTTCCAAAGATTTGGTAAGATGAAAGGCATGGGCAAGGTAGTGGAGTGGAGTATTCGTGACGAGTCTATGCACGTGGAAGGAAACTCTAAACTCTTCAAAGCATTTTGTGCAGAACATGGACGTATCGTGGATGATGGGTTCAAACAAGACATATATAAGATGGCAAGGCAAGCAGTAAAACTTGAAGACAAGTTTGTCGATCTTGCTTACAAGATGGGACAGATTGAAGGTTTGGAAACTCAAGAGGTGAAAGACTACGTCCGTTACATCACAGACCGAAGATTATTGCAACTTGGTTTGAAACCAAACTACGGTGTCAAAGATAATCCTTTGCCATGGTTAGAGTGGGTATTGAATGGTGCTGATCACACTAACTTCTTTGAGAATCGTGTTACTGAATATGAAGTAGCAGGTTTGACAGGTGGTTGGGATGAAGCATATGCATAACAAAGTAACAGAAGGAGAGAAGAAACATGGCTGAAATCGTATACGAACTCATTTGTGATGGGTGCGGTGCTGATTATCAGATCAACTACGTTGACAACAATATAAATGATTATGTAGAGGAACCGATATATTGTCCGTTTTGTGGAACGGATGTTGACTTGAGTGATATTGATGATGGAGAAGAAGAACAAGAATATGCCCCAAAAGTCGAGTACGAAACAAAGTGATGAATATGAAAATCCGTGGACATTCAATGACAAACCATTTACAACAGAACAGATAGAAAAGTTCGTTGGATTTTGTTACGTTATTGAGTGTGCCATTGATGGTCGGAAGTACATAGGAAGGAAATACTTTTATAGTAGAAGAAAGACTAAAGGTAAATCTCGTCGTGTAAAGAGTGAATCAAATTGGAAGAGTTATTATGGATCGAATGATATTCTAAAAGAGATGGTCAAACACTACGGAAGTCACCAATTCCGTAGGGTCATCTTGTCCCTTCATATAACTGAGGGTGATTGTAATTATGAAGAAGTTAGATTGCAGTTTCATCATAACGTACTTGAGACAGATTTATTTCTGAATGAAAATATAAATGGAAAGTGGCACCACAAACCCCAACATATAATTGATGGTCGATTATTGAATGAATGTTACAAAATTGAATTATAAGATTACATAATGATTATATCATACACTCACAATTTTATTTTTATTAAAACTAGAAAGGTCGGTGGTACTTCGTTCGAGAAGTATATCATTGATAATCATTTCGATGTTGATAAAGATAAATGCACAGGATCGATTATGTCGTGGGAGGAAATAAAAGAGTATGAACCACAAGCATCAACATTTCGTGTGTTTACATTTGAGCGTAATCCATGGGACAAATGTGTCAGTCAGTATTTTTTCCTCAAAGATAAGGCAAACACGATTCCTAAAGAAATGACGTTCTCACAATACTTGGAAACTTCTAAAGGACTGCCAATAGACCGAACAAAATATAATAGAGCAGTCAACTGCGTAATAGTTCGATGGGAAGATTTCAAAGAGGAACTGCCACTAATTATGACAAATCTTGGAATAAAGTTTGACTGCGATGCGTTTTCCAAGTATAATGTAAAGTCAGGGATAAGAAAAGACAAACATTACAGCACAATGTATACCGATGAGGATATAGAGATTGTTCGTAATGCATTTAAATGGGAAGTGGAGAATCTAAAGTATGAATTTGAAGATCAAAGAGGAAATCACTAGCAAACAACATATTAAACTATTTGTAGGATGTGCTCCTAACGGAGAAGACGCTGAAACGCAAATGGTGTTAGAATATACTGCTAAGAAACATAGTAGTATGCCAATAGACATAACTTGGATGAAACACGAGACTGAAGGTTTCTGGTCAGGTTGGAAGAGTGAAACTTGGGCAACTCCTTTCAGTGGTTTCCGTTGGGGTATCCCTGCTGCTTGCAATTATGTTGGCGAAGCAATATACATGGACAGTGATATGATTGTCTTGGGTGATCTTGCTGAACTATGGAATGCACCATGGGAAGAATCAGCGATTATCCAGATGAAAGGTGATTGGAGAACTTGCGTAGCAAAGTGGAACTGTCAACGTGCTGGGCAGATACTACCTAACATCGAACAAATCAAATCTGTATCAACCTCACACAATCAGTTGTTTACTGCATTGACACAAAGACCACATCTACAACAATCGTTTGATCGTCAGTGGAATAACTTCGATGGTGAGAATGATAAACTTGAGGACATAAAGATACTACACTATACAGATATGGCATCGCAGATGCATTTGAAGCGAGCAATACCTCGTTTACAATCTGAGGGTAGAAGTCATTGGTATGACGGAGAAGTCCGAGAGCATCGCAGAGCGGACGTACAGGAGTTGTTTGATAGGTATTATCAAGAAGCACTCGACTCTGGTATGAAGGTGACTGATTATTATTCTCTTGACTCCAAAGACTGGATAGGATATACTAAAGAGAGTCAAAAAGACTATAAAGCAAATAACGGATTCGACGGATCCCAAGGACAATAATATGATATATGGTGAGTTGCCAACCACAGGCGCAGTATTTGCTGCTTGTGATTCGAAATATTTTATGGATCACGGTGGTCCATTTCTTTATTCTGCATCTGAGAACGGATTTAATGTTCACATACATGTGGTGAATCCTACTGATGAAGTGTTATCCTACGCAGCAATACTTTCATCGACTTCACAGACTCATACTACATTTACATTCCATGATGCAGACCTCAGCAAACTAAGTGATGAAGAACGAAGAGCATATTATGCTTGCGCACGTTTTCAGGTTGCGCCACATATACTAAAATTTGCTGAAAGACTATTGGTATTGGATATCGATTGTTTGGTAATGCGTCCGTTCAACTTTCCAAATAAACCAATCGGATATTTCCCACGTGAGTCTCTTCCAGGAACTACAGGATGGGAAGCAGAAGGAACCAAAGTTGCAGCAGGAGCAGTTTACTTCGGCAAACATGCAACAGCACAAAAGATTTGTACATCAATCGGACAGGTGATTGATCAACTACCACTACAATGGTTCAATGATCAGATTGCTTTGAGTCATGCAATGAAACAGTTGCCTGATGATTATGTTGAGAAGTTTGATGGCGAGTTTATGGATTGGGAATTCAAACAAGGAACTGCCATATGGACTGGTAAAGGTCCAAGGAAATATGACAATCCAACATACGTTGCTGAAAAGAATCGTATGGATAAGGCAAAGGAATACACACAAGGCAAGGACACTATCATACTTGCTCCACGTTTAGATTTGATGTTCAAACGCAGTGGTGTGGATTATGCTAAAGGTAGTATTGAACCAATAAGAATACATTGGGGCAATTTTATTGATAGACTTGCAGCAATTCGTGCTGAACATTTACATACAACTCCGCTTGTTATTCAAGCACCTCGTTGGTTCTTCAATAATACTATTTGCGAATGGTTTGATAAAGAACAAAGTATGATATATGTTCCTCACTCTGAAAAATCTATATGGGGTGGCGGTGATAACTGCAGATATTACATGCAAACAGTGTTCCCATGGTTATTTACAATCGACAAAAAAGGTTGGGGTGGCGGATCAGCATATAAAGATTGGTTTGATATTGCAGTAGAAAGAGATGGCGGTGCTTACGAATCTATGAAAGAATATATAGAAAAAGGTAACACGAAGTTTAAGCATCTACAACCAGAAGCTGAGTGGGAACCAAAAGAAGAATATGTATTCATGCCACTACAACTACCGCACGATGAGACCATCAAGTATCATAGTGATGTGACTGTGCCTGAAGTAGTCAAGGCAATGTGTGAGTGGGCAGATAATGGTGGTAAGAAAGTGGTGTTCAAAGGACATCCAGTAAACATTGGTTCGATGGAACCATTAGTAGAAATAATAAAGCAATACAAAAATGTTCAGTATGTGACTAATCTAGATATCAACGAGGGAATCAAAAAGTCACTTGCTGTATATGTGGTGAACTCAGGAACAGGGCAAGAATCAATGTTGCACGGTAAACCTGTTGTCACCTTTGGTCGTTGTGATTATGAAGCAGTAACTATACATGGCGACATAAACAATTTATCAAAAACTTGGGAACAAGTTGCGAACGATGATAATCAAGAGAGAGTCCGATTATACAGTAATTGGTATGATTGGTTTATAAACGAAGCAACATTTAAGACTAAGAAAGGATAACAAATGCGTAAATTTCTAACAGCAATAGCAATCGTTGGTTTTTTAGCAGTATCTCAAGGATGTGCACACCAAAAAGACGATTTTCCATACATTCAGTAAACTATTTTCAAAAACCCTTTGAAAACAACAAGTTATAAGTCATTGATTATACAAGCAAATCCAAAATAATTCAAAATAATTTCTAAGTTGTTGATTCTATTAGCAATTTAGTTTGCCCAAAAGATTGTATTATTTCTCTATTGTGGTATAATGTCTCTATTGATTAAGAAAACAGGAGAGAAATATGATACGTTTAATAGTTGGTTTGATTTTAGTTTTAGGTGGTGCTGGAAGTTTAGTTGATATGGCACCAACATTGAATGCACTTATGTTTGTGTTGTTGGGGTTTACTTTAATGGGTTGGACTATCGTTGATGGTTCTGTTGCTAAACAAATGGAGAGAAAATAATATGGCATTTGTTACTGTATTTCATGATGATGTTGCTATCGCTATTGTTGATGCTGGCAAACAAACTGGTTCTTCTGCACTTGACTATGCTTACATGTCTACACAAAATATCGACGGAAGCTGGAGTCTTGAAGTCACTCAAGGTTCAATGTATCGAGAACATGTCAAGCTTCTAATATGTAATGACTTTGAGGGTGGTGTAGAAATTGGACATCGTTCTACTATGACTGGTGATACTATGATTATGGATGGTCAACGATTTGAAGTTGCACCATACGGATTTGAGGTGCTTGCCTAATGTCTAAGATCAAAGAAATTATAACAGATGTACAAGAAAGACTAGAAGAGTGTGGTGCTCGACCTGACTTTTCTAAAATCGCTAAAGAAGTTGGATGTCCTACAATGTGGGTTGTAAATGAGTTTGAATCTATGCAACAAAATGATTTTGGTTATAATTATGATGAGGAATATTGATATGAAAAAAATACTTACAGTTGGTTTATTAGTTATTGCAGGAACTGTTTCTGCTACTGAATATGCTACGGTAGTTGGTACGCAAGAAGTTATAGGAACACGAAGCATTCCTTCACAGTCTTGTAGTAATGTACAGGTTCCTGTTTACGGAAGTGCAAGATCTAATGGTGGTGCGATCGGTGGTGTTGTTGACAGTACCTTTGGTTCTACTCGTGGATTAGTTGGTGCGATTGTTGGTGGTGCTATCGGTAGTCAAGTTGGTAATGGTTCAGGTAAAGACTGGGCAACTGCTGCAGGTGCTGTTATCGGAGCGCAAGTCGGTGACTCGCAATCTAATAGACACAATCAAGTAGTTGGGTATCAAACGAGAACTGAGTGTCAACAAGTTGTCACCAACGTTCAAGAGGTGTCAGGATACCACGTGACTTACGAGTACAATGGAATGTACTTCACTAAGTTCATGAAGTATCGTCCAGTTATGGGTTCGCAAGCACCTGTAGATATTAATGTTAGATAAGGAGAAGTAATGGCAAAAATGAAAATGAGTTTAGAAGATTCTTGGAGAAAAAGTACCGCAGGCAAGAGAACTTCTATCGGTGGAGCAAGACCAAAAACTGCATCAATGAATAAGAGTTACAGACGCAGTTTTAAGAAGTATCGTGGGCAAGGTAGATAGTGAGTTTTATTCTAAAAAGCTATTACTCAGACAAAATTGCTTTTCTCTTTGAGATAATTAGTTTTGTTTTCACAGTTGCTGCTAGTTTTATGTTAGCAACAACTGCTGATAATCCTCAGATGGAATATATCTATCCTCTGTTTTTTATTGGATCGGTAACTGGTGCGTATGCTTATTACAGAAGATCACTCGCCTTCCCTATGTTTCTCGTCGCATACTTCTCTTTGATGAATATATATGGGTTTGGAGTAGCATTAGGAGCGTGGTAATGAGCAAACAATGGCATGGCGGTAAAGGGGATGGAATCAGAAAATACGATGCTGTCAAATACAATGAAGGATGGAGTCGTATCTTTGGTAAGAAGTGTGTTATCTGTGGCAATATAATAAACGTCAACTGCGGATGGAGTAGTTGTAAACAAGCAAATGTGATAGAGGGTATAAATAATGGAAAGAAAAGAACTAATCAGCAAACTTAAAGATGGTGATGTATCAGTAACTTTCACTAAAAAAGATGGTACTGAGCGTGTAATGAAATGCACGTTGAAAGAAGATGTCGTTCCTTCAGTCGAGTCTTCAAAGAAAGAAAATGTTGGTGTCGTTGTAGTTTGGGATACTGAAAAGAATGCGTGGCGTTCGTTTAGAATGGATTCAATAACAAATGTGGTGTGATAATGAGTTTGAATATAATAGATGATACAGAAAAAGTAGAACTTGGACCATCCAAAGACGGCACCTATACTGGTGCTATGGGTGGTACTGAATTGATGAATAAAGCATTACACGATCGTGTTGATAATGCACTACTTGAAGAATTCAATATTATCAAGTCTCGTGTTAGATGGACTGACCCCAAGAAAAAGAATATTCTTTGGTTGCATGACACTTGGAATGATCCAGAGTCTAAGCATCTACAAGAAGAAGATTCTATCAAGCGTTTCGCTAAGTTAGTGTTTGTATCTAACTATCAATTGGCAACCTATAACATGGGTCTAGGAGTCCCATATCACTACTCCACGGTGTTGAGAAACGCTATCGACCCCATTACCTTATCAAAAGAAGATAAGGGTGCAGAGGGTGATGTAGTGCGTATCATCTACCATACCACGCCACATCGAGGTCTTAATCTACTCGTTGCAGCAGTGACCGAGATCGCTAAAACTCTTGGTAATAAAGTCCATTTAGACGTCTTCTCGTCGTTCGAGGCGTATGGATGGAAGGAACGTGACCAACCATACGAGGAATTGTTTCAATCGATTAGAGAGCATCCTCAGATGTCCTATCATGGGTTTCAACCTAATGATGTGGTGCGTGACGCACTAAAGAAAGCACACATCTTCGGATATCCTAATACATGGCCAGAGACATCCTGTATTGCTGCAATCGAAGCAATGAGTGCTGGTTGTGAGATCGTTTGCCCTAATCACGCTGCATTGCCAGAAACTACTGGGCACTGGGCAAGAATGTATCAGTTTAGTGAGGATCAAAATACTCACGCTAATGTATTCGCCAATCAGTTATTTGCAGCAGTTAGGGATTACTGGGATGAAAACAATCAGAAAAAACTGGCATTTGCCAAGAACTGGACTGACAACTTTTATAACTGGGATCTACGTGCTGCAGAGTGGACTAATTTACTCCAAAACTTGACTTCTGATTAAATATCGAGGAGAATATAGTTTCAATAATATTGGAGAGATTCTATGGCAGAACGAAAAAAGATAAGACGCGCAAGAAAACCAATGAGTCCTGAGCAAAAGGAAGCAGCAGTTGCACGACTAGCAAAGGCGAGGGAAGAGCGAGCGAAAAACAATCCACCTGAGTATAAGTCTGTACATCCATCAGTGTTAGAATTGGATGATGAAAAAACACTTTGCATGAAGAATGTGAAGCAATGGATCAAAACTCAGCGAGAATTACTGGCAGCTGCTAAGCAAGAGGAAAAAAGAAATGTTCCGAAAGCAAGAGCAAAAGTCTATTCAATACAAGGATATATTCGCAATATGGAATCATATCTCAGAACTGGTGATTGGTCTAATATGTTTTATGGTGAATACGAAGATCAACTAATGAAAAATGTTTGTGTCGAAAATTCATATGAAGATGATGGATACCCAAAAAGAAATGTTAACACATACTATGCTGACATAGGTGCTGAGTGGACTCATGAGATGGATAAGGAAGAACGTGCAAAACGAAAAGGATGAGATCAATGTATATTGGTCACCTGTTCCTCCAGAATCTAACAGAAAATGGGAATATCCAATACACACATACTTAGACCCATCTTTATCTTATAGTAATCTTGCAAAGATTAAAGGTGGTGGAGTAACTGATTTTAAAAAATGTCCTGCTTACATCGATGTTCTAAAAAATATGTACAATTTGCATTTTGCATTTGATTATGACTTACATATAAATTGGGACAATGAGACAACACATACAACTCATTTGGATCAAGAAGCATTTGAAGATCACGTTTGGGCGAGATCATATGAAAAAAGAATGATTACATTTATTCATTCATACATATTTTTTACTGATGCAGATTCTTTGATATTAGAATTAACACCTGCGTATCTTTCGGATAATAACTTCGTAAAAAGCACCACTATCATTCCAGGAAGTTACGACATTGGTAAATGGTGTCGCCCAGTTGATTGCTCTTTTGTTGTGCATGATAATATAAATTATATTCATTGGAAACGTGAAGATCAATATTGTCATGTGAAGTTTAAAACAGACAAGAAAATAAAATTAAATAAATTCTCTTATACTAAAAAATTAGACTCGATTGTCGAAACACTAATTAAATCGAGAGAGGATAAAGAGAAGTGGGATGGTAAATGGGAATATTATTACTCTCAACTTGAAAACTCTAATATAAAAAACCAAATATTAACCGAAATGCGAAATAATTTACTATGATAAAAAAAGTTGTAAACCTTAAAGATAAAAGATTAGCAAAAGAGTTAGATGATATTGACTTAGAAATCCAAAAGATTAATGATTTGCTGAACACATTATTGGCAAATGTCACATTAATGTTAGAGCAGTATGGATTAGAACAGCGAGATGAGAACTTCTCTAAGAACTTTTACTACGTTGCTGAAGCACTTCGATCATTGGTACTTTCTCACTTTAAGATCAATCACCCATTCCAAGAAATCGTAGAAAAGTCGGTTGCAGTAGAGTGGGACGCTGAAAGAAACAGTTGGAATCTAAGGTGGGACGAGTTATTTCTTAAAAAACTTGATCTTTTGGACAAACAGGAGTAGAATAGTTGTTCAAATTAAATAAATGGAAAAAGAATGCTCATATTAGACTTGAATCAGGTTATGATTTCAAACCTGATGGT